CGTTAATTTACGTTACGTCTACGGTTGTTTCTAATAACTGTATTCAACATACGTATCTATAAACTTAGTTAAGTCCTTAAGAACTTTAGCATAAAGCTTAGTCTTATGAATTTTACGTTTAGTATCAACTTTGATAGGTAAAACTTCAAAGTTAATGTCGACAACTCTTCTGTTGTCAACCACTTTAAGAGAATCTTTCGATTTTCTTAGTCAAGTGACGTCTAAGTTTTGGAGAGTACGATAATGCTTTTTAGTATTATCAACAAGTAGCGAACCAAACTGCTTACTATTTCAATTGTACTCCGGTGAGGCATTATAACCTCCAACTGGTATCAGTTGTTTAGATAGAGCACGGGCGAATCATATATAAGATTTGTCTAAAGATGTTAACAACTTAATGTCTTCGTTCGTTAAACTAGAATCTAAGATAGTTCATAGTTTCGTAATTGAAATATCGAAACGTGACGTCGGCGCAAAAATACGCATCGGTCTGACTTTCTTACGGTAAATTCGTTTACTACATGATAAAACGTAATCATTATGAGTTACGTTCTTCTCAGTGTTAACAATTCCACCAAGTGATTCAATCTTATTAATATATGACTGAACTAGTTCAGTAGGAACTATAGTATCGTCACCGACAACTATAGACTTTGCTGAAACGGTTCAAGCAGTGATAGCGTTAGCTATCTGAAGAATATAAAATGATGGTGTAATTCCCAGTGGGTTTCCATTCTCTCACGAGATTTGGTCTCCATCATATCCTTCGAAATCAGTATACTTACAGAAACGATTATAAATATCTAGTAAGTTGATAACATTTAATTTATGTTTATCAGCGATATCTAGGTTGTTTACGAAAGTAGTTATGATCTCAATTTGTCCAATTAAGGATAAGTTCTCTGTTGCTCCTGATAAATCGACCGCTGTTAGATCACTGAAGTTTTCATAACTTCTAACTTTATCTATAATAGATATAAAGTTATCATGATCAATGTCGAGTCTCATTATAAGAGGTCGGGATATACTTATTAACTGCTTGCAAATAACTTAAGAGTGGGCGAAAAGCCTCATTCAGAAGTGGATTACCAGAACAAATAAATCTGGGTTTATATCCTTTATCGGTTAATACTTTGACTGACCCTAAAGGTTGGTCTAAGGTATCTTCGATTAGTGAGAAGAGATTTCAATAAGAATTCTCTAACTCATACTTCGGGACTAAGTCTCTAAAATTTAATTCAAAGACCTCTAGTCCAGTACTTTCAGCACCTTCGAGATTAAACTCTTGGAAACTCTGTTGTACTTCTCTTTCTGTTATAATTTTGTCAT